CTCAAAAGAATCAATGATTAAAGTCATTGCTGACTTGAACCCTTTTCTGGTGCTTATTTAGCATAAGCTTTTTCTTACATTGTTCAATTTTCAAGGTACACTCTGTTGTTGCCTCTCGGCGACAGCTTGTTTACTATAACACAGAGTTACGAGCTTGTCAAGAACTTTTTTCTTCTTCCCAGAAGTTTGTGAGGAGTAGTATTAAGTTGCAAGGTTCAAATGAGCCTTCGCAACTTATTTTTTTACCACGGAGGACCCTAAAAATGAAGAAAATGACTATTAGAAAAATGCTTGAAAGAATCGTCGTCGCAACTAACAAACGCAGAGCGAAGAATATAGTTCTGGTCAGCACCGACGGCGAAATCGTGGAAGCGGAATTCGCTGTGGACCTGATCCGAACACTGACAGACTGGAATATCCTGTGGGAAGTAACCGTCATTTCTGAAAAGTTTTACGAAGACCGTTTCGTCGTAATCTTCGACCCAAACATTAAACAGGTCAACGGCGATCCTGACAAGGGCGATACGTGGTTATAAGGCCGCAAGCAGAAAGGAGCGTGAGAACGTGGCAGTTTATAAGTCTATCACCTTCGACAACAGAAAGAAAATCGCGGCCCTGTACGCGAAAGGAATGTCCATTTCCGACATTTCTGACGAAGTGGGCGTCGCCCTTCGAACACTGTATGTCGAACTGAAACGCGGCGCGACTGGGAAACTGGATCAGAACCAGCGACCGGCCTATGATCCGGTACTGGCACAAAGAACCTACCAGGAAAACATTCGCCGTCGCGGCAGTGGTCCGAAAAGAAAGGAGGTCAAGAAATGACACCGGACAGAGCAACCAGGCGGAAACGACGCCGAATCCGTCTGGCGATCAGAAGGACGTCAGCCCTGGCGGCGGCTATTGCCTTCTTCTTTGCCTGGGGAACGATCGGCGCCATAGAAACCGACGCGGTGTCCCTGGTAGAAGGAACGGTCAGAACCTTCGGCCTTCTGTTCATTGGAACCGGCTTCGCCTTTGTAGGTGGCGCCTTCCGAAATCCTACGGAAAGGAGGTCAAAACATGAAGTACACCGCGACACTGTCGGCCGTCCAGGTCGGACAAGCCGTCAAAAGTCTTCTTCTGCTTGGTGAACGCAAGATCACCATTGAAGAAACAGAAAAAGACCGTTTCGTCGTCACCACAACAACCGAAACGGCCCTTTCAAAAAAGTCTACGAACAGTATATCACGAAAAGGAGTGAAAAACAATGGCTAAACTGAATTTTTATGACACCGACGCCGTGAAGGCGTTCGTCCTGGATATTTTAATCGAAAACGCTGAACTGAAAAGCGATCTGGACTATGAAAAGAAGTGTTCGAACGACTGGTTCGACCGCTACAAGAAAGCCGATCAGCAAGTGAAAGACCTTGAAGCGAAGGTCGCTACCCTGGAAGGAGGTTCCGAAAATGAATAACACCCTGTACGAAATCACTGACAAGTATTTGAAGGTCCTTGACAACCTGGAAATCGACGAAGAAACCGGCGAAATCCTGAACGCCGAAGAACTGGACGAACTGTCCGGAGCCTTCGAAGAAAAAAGCGAAGCTGTCGCTTGCTACATCAAGAATTCCGAAGTCTTTATCGGCGACCTGAAAGCCGAAGAAGCCAACCTGGCAAAGCGCCGCAAGCAGACCGAAAAGCGAATCGACTATTTGAAGAATGTCCTGACCGCGTGTCTGGACGCCGCCGGCCGTGACAAGGTCGAAACCACAAAGGTTCGCGTTTCCTTCCGAAAGTCTGTGGCCGTAAGCATTGACGACGAAAAAGCCCTTCCGGCTGACTTCGTTGTTGAAACCGTTACAACGAAACCGGACAAGACCGCGATCAAGAAGGCGATCCAGTCCGGCCAGGAAGTGTCCGGCGCTTCCCTTGTGGAGAACCGAAACCTTCAAATCAAATAAGGAGAAACCGCAATGAAAGAACTTTCGATTCCCCTTCTTACCGAACAAGACATTGACTGTCGCGTTCAGTCGGTCAGCAAAGCAAAGACCGGCCGCGTCGGCGCCGTCCTTCTACTTTACAAGGACGCGCGCGTCGATATGCGAATCCTGGACCAGGTCTTCGGGCCTGGCAACTGGCAGAGAACCCACGAAGTAATCAACGGAAACCTGTTCTGTAATATCGACATCTGGGACGACGAAAAAAAGACCTGGGTCAGAAAACAGGACGTCGGAACAGAGAGCAACACCGAAAAGGAAAAAGGCCAGGCGTCCGACAGCTTCAAACGTGCCGGCTTCAACGTCGGGATCGGCCGCGAACTTTATACAGGCCCTTTCATTTATGTCGAACTGGCTGACGGTGAATTCTATCCCGAACGCCAGGGTCAGAAGGAAGTCTTCAAGTGCTACGCCAGTACGAAGTTCAAGGTATCGAAGATCGCCTATAACGAACGCCGCGAAATCTGTGACCTGGTAATCGTCGACCGGAACAATAAAGTCCGCTTCAATATGAACGGACACGCACCGGCGCCACAAGCCACACAGAGCGCCACGAACGGGCAGAACGCCCAGGGTGGACAATCTACCAACCAACAGCAAAGAACCGCACCACAACCGCAAAACAGCACCCAGACAGGCGGTGCCGCGTGTCCCGTGTGCGGCGGCCCTATCAGCGAAGCTGAACGCCGCTATTCCATGAACAAATTCGGCCGTGAAATGTGCCGCGCCTGTCAGAAAAACGCGTGAAAGGTGGTGTCATAAATGCCCAGCCGCATTTTGAAAGAATCAATATGTACGTCTGAAAGTCTGGCGTACTTATCGGCGGAAGCCGAAGTCCTGTTCTATCGTCTGATCGTAAAAGCGGACGACTTCGGCCTGTACTACGGAAGCCCGAAAATCCTTGCTTCCCTTCTCTTTCCGCTGAACGTACCGACCGAAAAGAAGGTGTCTTCCTGGCTGGCTGAACTTGTGAACGGTGGCCTTGTGGCTACATACAGAGCCGAAGACGGTCGGCAATACCTGAAACTTCTGTCCTGGGACAAACACCAGAACAGGCGCGCAACAAAACCCAAATACCCACTACCGCAAGAATTTGATAACACTTGCAGTCAAGGGGTATCAAGTGACAATTCTGACACTTGCGCGCAAATGCAAGCAGATTCTTCCGTAAACGTAAACGAAAACGTATTCGAAAACGTAAACGAGAAACGAAAACGAGTATCGGCGCAACGCGGCGCCGGAGTGGACGACACTTTTGACCAGTTCTGGTCAGTCTATCCACGAAAAGTCGGCAAGAAAGACGCCGTGAAGGTCTGGAATCAAATTCGCCCTAACCCAGACTTGACAAACCAGATCGTCCAGGGTGTGGAGCGCTGGAAGCGTTCTGAACAGTGGACAAAGGACGACGGCCGCTTTATTCCATATCCGGCGACATTCCTTCGCGGTGAACGCTGGAACGAATATGACCGCGCCGAAGTCATACCGTCCCCGAAGCCGGCCACCGTCAAGAACTACGACGACGGCGAAGACTTCCTGGACGGCGGTGAATAATCATGGCCGACAATATCTGGACAGCCGCTGTCGAAGGTATCGCCGCCAGAGGTAGGGCGAACAATGGCGCCGAAGGCGACTACCGCGACGAAGAAGGCTTCCTATGCTGTGGCAAGTGCCGAACCAGGAAAGAAGGCGACATCACGATCGGCGAAAAGACGCTTCGCGTTCCGCACCTGTGCAAGTGCGAATCAGAAGCCAGCCGCCAACGTGAAGCCGAAGAAAAGGCCGCCGAATTCCGGAAGCAATGCGAACGGCTTCGCAAAGACGGGATCACTGATCCGTCGTACCTGTCCCAGAACTTCACCCAGGACGACAACCGCAACGCCAGAATTTCCGACGTGTGCCGCCGCTATGTGGAACACTGGCCGGAAATGAAGGCCGACAATATCGGAATCCTGTTTTATGGCGGCGTCGGGACCGGAAAGTCATTCCTGGCCTGTTGCATAGCAAACGCCTTGATCGACAAACAGGTCCGCGCCAGCGTGACGAACTTCCCCCGAATCCTGAACAAACTTCAAGGCTTCGGCGAAGATAAACAAGAATTCCTGGACAAGCTGTCCCGATATGACCTTCTTGTCATTGACGACCTGGGCGTCGAAAGGGACACGTCCTATTCCGTGGAACAGGTCTTCAACGTCATAGACGCCAGAAGCCGCACCGGAAAGCCCTTGATCGTCACGACAAACCTTTCCCTGGCCGACCTTCAAAACCCGTCGTCCCTGGGATATGCCCGAATTTATGACCGAATTCTGGAAATGTGTCCGATCAGGCTGAAACTGGCCGGAGATTCCAGAAGAACCCAGAACGCACAGGAACGCCGTGACAAGGCGAAGCGCCTTCTGGGGCTTGAAAGGACGTGACAGAGTGAAACACTATAAACTGACAATCCCTGGCCTTCTGCCAGGACTGAACGAATATGTGGACGCTGAACGCGGCGCCAAAGGCAAATACAAGGCCGCCGCCATGAAGAAACAGGCTGAAAACGTAATCGGCTACATGATCAAAACCCAGCTTCGCGGCGTCCGCTTCACCCGTCCCGTGGTGATACATTACACCTGGATCGAACCGAACCGCCGGAGAGATAAAGACAATATCGCTTTTGCGAAGAAGTTCATTCAGGACAGCCTTGTCCATGCCGGCGTTCTCCAAAATGACGGCTGGAAACACATCGAACACTTTACCGACGACTTCGCTGTGGACCCGAAAAACCCCCGTGTCGAAGTCATAATCGAAGAATTTGAAGGAGGATACAAGAAATGACTGTACGCGCAAAACTGAAAGACCTTGCACCTGGAACCGTATTCAACGCCGGACCGATCGACGTCCGCGTTTTGGAACACTTCACCGACGGAAGAACCCTTTTGATCGCCGATACCTGTATCGCTGACCGCCACTTCGCGGATCAGCCGTTCAAGACCAGACCGGAAAAGCCGGCCGCAAATCCGAACGACTGGCGCTTTTCAAACCTGAATCGTGAACTGAACACGGAATTCCTGGCCACATTTGACCAGGCCGAAGGCCCTATCCGTTCAAAGGACATCTTGACGGCCGACTGGTCCCTGGCTGACCATGAGGGCGGCGAAGGTTACGGAACCATTCAGGCGAAGATCGCCCTTCTGACGCAAACCATGTATGAGAAGTACGCCGATCAGGACCTTCTTGAACTTGACGACTGGTGGTGGTTGATCACCCCGTGCGCCAGCTACGCGTACTATGCGCGCCGTGTCAACGCGGGCGGCAGTCTGGACTACAGCGACGCGTACCATGGCAACTATGGCGTTCGGCCGGCTTTCTTCGTGGAATCTGGGATCACGTTATCTGTGGAGCCTGACCAGGTTGAACTTTCCACTTCCGCCCTGTTGGCCGAATTCACTTCGAAACAGCTTGTCGAAGAAGTCCTTCGCAGAATCGCCGAAGGTCAGGAAGACGGTGACGACAATGAAGAAGACGACTTTTAAGCAATGCGCCGCCGGCGACGTCTTCGAACATCAGGGACAAGCCCTGATCAAAACGACGAAGCCGAACACAGCGGTCAACCTGAACAGTGGCGCCTTCGCGCACTTTCACGACGGTTCCCTGGTGGACAGAAGCGACCTTGTCCTGATCCACCAGGCGGACCTTCCGTCCGAAATGCCGGACAGCCTGAAAGGAGGTCGAAACAATGGGTAACAAATCCGCCCTTCAACTGGAAGTCGAAAAAGAAATGGGCTTCGAAATCGACGAAGACCTGTTCGGATACTTAGAGCATTACGCCAGAAGAAAACTGGAAGTCGCCAACAAAAGCGCCGGCCGCGCCTGGGGCGAAGACGGCTACGGCGACGAATACCTTTCACTTCTGATCCCCGACGTGATCCGCGAAATGGCCTTTTCTGCTTACTGTGACCAACGGTCAGCGGAAAACCTGGCCGCCAGAAAGGCGGTGTCGTAATGAAAAACGAAAACGCCATAATGGACCGCATAAAAGCCAGGATCGCATATCACGCCAACGAACACCGGCACACATACGAAATCGGAAAAGGCGTCATGGACTTCCTGGCGCGCGACCTTCTGGCCGATTTTAAGGCCGCCGGCGGTTTACTTCCGCCGGTAGCCCTTGACGGTGACGTCTATGTCATATACCGCCGAAAGCCGGTGAAAGCAAAGGTCATTTTTATCGGAATCAACGCCGACAGACTTTTCTTCTTCAACGTGCTTCGCGGAAATATAAAGGCGAACTTCCAGACGTACCAGTTCACCGAAAACGACATAGGCCGAAGCGTATTCCTTACCCTGGAAGAAGCCGAAAAGGCGGTGGCCTAAATGAAAAAGAAGAAATCAAACCTTCCGAAGTGGAAATATGACTTTTCGTGTAAGAAATGCCGTCATATTCAATACGTCAAGGACAAGGCAAAGCGCCGCGACGGCGACTATTGTATAAAATTCATAGAACGGACCGACGCCGGCCTTCCTTCCCCGATTCACGCTGACGACGATCGTGTCGTCCGCTGTGACTGCTTCGAAGCAATTCCGGAAGAAGGTGATTCCGAATGATACCATTTCCAGAAAAGAAATATTCGGTAATATACGCCGATCCGCCGTGGAACTACGCGGCCGGTAGAAAGACGCGAAACGTCGAAAGACACTATCGCACAATGAAGCCGGAAGACATCTATTCCCTTCCGGTTCAGGATATAGCCGAAGACGACTGTCTTCTGTTCCTGTGGGCCACATTCCCGAACCTGGACGTCGCCCTGGAAACGATCCGGCGCTGGGGCTTCCAGTACAAAACAGCCGCCTTCGTCTGGGTGAAGCGAAACCGGAAATCGCCTTCCTGGTTCTGGGGTCTGGGGAACTGGACACGCGCAAACGCGGAAATCTGTCTTCTGGCCACAAAAGGCAAACCGAAGCGCGCGTCAGCGTCAGTCCATAGCATAATCGACGCCCCGATCGGCCGTCACAGCGAAAAGCCGGCCGAAGCCCGTGACAGGTTATCAACAACGCCGTGAACAGCAACGGTCTTCTGTCGAAACGAACGATCCTTCAAAATCACCCGTGGGTCACAGACGTCGACGAAGAACTGGCCAGAATCGACGAAGAAAAGAAAGCCGCTATGGAAGAATACGGCGACGGCCTTTTCAATCACGCTATGGGCGCCGACGACAGCCATGAAGGCGGCGACAGCGCCGGCCTGAATGGTGGTGACGGCAATGACGAATAATGAAGCATACTGGACAGAAAGAGCCTTGAAACGCACCGAAGAAGCCTACCTTCACGACGCGGCATTGACGGCGAAGCTGTTCCAGGAATACGAATCCGCCGCGAAGGCTATCAAGCGCGAAATCAGCGCCTTCTATTCGAAGTACGCTGGCAAGTATGGCCTTACATACGATCAGGCCGTCCGTCTTCTGAACCGGAAGGAATTCCAGGAATGGAAAGCAAGTCTGGCGGAATATGTGGACTATATCGCTACGATCCAGGACCCGAAGGTCAAGGCGCTTCTGACGGCACAACTGGACGCCCTGTCGGCGAACAGTTCTATTTCCCGACTGGAAGCCCTTCAAGGTCAAATCGACCTGATCCTGAATGACCTGTTTGACAAAGGTGTCGCACAAATGAAGAACCAGTTCGGCGACGACTTCGTCGAAGGTTATTACAAGAAATGTTATGACCTTCAATCCAGGGCCGGATTCTTCAACGAGATCGCAAAGATCGACTATGCGGCCATTGAAAACGTCGTTTCTTATCCCTGGTCCGGCGCCATGTTTTCCGATCGCCTATGGCAGAACAAACAGGCGCTTCTTTTCAACACCAGGGAAGTTCTGACCCAGGGACTTATCCAGGGAAAAAGCGTGAACGTCATGTCTTCCGCCCTGGCGGCCAAAATGGGCCAGTCCTACAAGAACGCCGAACGCCTGGTCAGGACAGAAACCGCGCATATTCACGCGGAATCAGATCGGGCCGCATACAAAGAAGCCGGCGTCGAACAATATGAATTCATGGCGACGCTGGAAGTCCGAACCTGTGACGTCTGCGGAAGCCTGGACGGGAAACACTTCAAAGTCAGCGAAGCGAAAGTCGGTGTCAATTATCCGCCGATACACCCGAATTGTCGGTGTACTACGGTAGAATATGACCCAGACGACGCCCTGGACTGGTATAATTCCGGTCAACCTATGCCGAAAGCCAAAACTTACGAAGAATGGTACGACGAACAGGTGGCCAGGAACGGTCAGGGATCGGTTGAGGTTGAGCGACAAAAGGTGTATAATAGAAAAGCAGACCTGGAACAGTTCGAAGCCTATTCCGAACGCTTGGGCGCTGACGCACCTTCTGACGTCGACACCTTCCAGCGCTTGAAATATAGCAAGCCCGACGAATGGTCCGACCTAAAAGGCCTTTATTCTTACAAAGGGCGCGTTCCTGAAGCGACGAAAGCCGACTTCCAGACGTACAAGAAGATCAAAGCTACCGGCATATATGGAACCGTCAGAGTTCCGGCCGCGAAGATTGATACTTCCGCCCTGACGCTTGACGTCGCACACATAAACGAGCGCCGCCACGGTGTCACCCAGGAAGAAGCCGTTTCATACATCAAGAACGCGGCGTTTTCCCTGAAAAGGCGCCACTGGACCGGTGAAACCTTCCTGAACTACTATTCAGAAGAAGGCGCTTCGTATGTGCGGACCAGCGACAACGTGATCCGGACTTCCTTCAAGAAGGACGAATTCGACAAAAAGACAAAATCCGCTATGGAGGTTTTGAAGAATGGAAAATAAAACTGTTTTCTGTCCTGTCCTTCAAAGACAGGTCAACGGCGACGACTGCTTCGATATTTCAATGGTCGCCGAAAAGACAACCCCCGACAGGTTCCTTCCGAAGGACTTGAAGCCGGAAGACTTCACGGACGACAAGAAGGAAATCTGTTTGAAATGCAAATATCACCCCGAATAAGCGTCGATCGGATATTCCGACCGGCGTTTTCTTATGCGTTGAATCAGACATCACCCTTTTGGTGGTGTCTTTTTCATATAAAAAACAGCCGCACCCGTCCGGCGACCAGGCGGAACCGCAAAGCGTGTGGAAGTCACGGTAAACACAGCGGAAAAGAAAGGAGCGATCACACATGATCATTGAAGGAATCAAAAATCTTCTGGGCGAAGACCTGACGAAACAGGTTGAAACAGCGCTGAAAGGAAAAGGCAAAGACGGAAAGGACGTCGACCTGGTTATCGGAAACGACGGAAGTTTCGTTCCGGCCGAAAAGTACAACGGCGCCAATAGCGGCAAGACCAGCGCAGAAAACGCATTAAAAGCCGCCGCCGAAGCGTTGAAGGCAATCGGCGGAAGTGGCGATCCGGCCAAGATCGCCGAAGACGTGAAGACGGCCCAGACTACAATCACAACCCTTCAAACCAACCATGACGCCGAAATCAAGAAGATCAGCAAGAACGCCGCCCTTCGAATGGCCCTGAACGGGAAAGTTCACGACCCTTCGGACATTATCGGCCTTCTGGACCTTGAGAAAATCGACGTCGACGACGCCGGCAATCTGAAAACAGACCTTGACGGCCTTTTGAAGCCTATTAAGGAATCGAAAGCCTATCTGTTCACAGAACCGGCGAAACCTGGCGCCCCTGAAATCAAAGGCGCAAAGCCGGCCGAGCCTGGCGCCCCTGGCGCACCGGCCGCAAAAGCAGACGGCCCCGTTTGCTTGTAAAAACACATAAACCAAAATCAGAAAGGAATGATTTACAATGGCAAGAACAAAAGCAATCAGCCTGATCCAGTCCGGTTCTACGAAGGTAGACCTTGCCGAACTTTCCGGCCTTGTGATCAGCAACATTCAGAAGGACACCCTTTCCCAGGGCTTGAAGTCCCAGGCGTACACTGGCAATCCTGCCAGCGGTTCCGTCGAGTTTAAGCGCTTCAAGAACAGCGCTTCCCAGCCTTACGGTACGGCAAGAAATGCCGGCAAGGGCGACGCGATCACTGTTCCGCCTACTACCGTAAACCTTAACACCCACAAGGAGATCGTCGAAGAAGCCGCAAAGTTCGACCTTGACACTTTCGGCGTCGGAAACATCATGGCCAGACGTGCCGACAACCACGTCGACACTGTGGCGTCTGAATTCGATACCGCCTTCTTCGCCCAGGCAAAGGCCGAAGGTACTTCCTACACGCCGGCCAGCGACGCCGGAATCGAAGACCTTCTGGAAGGTATCATTCAGACTTTGGAAAGCGTCAAGAACGATTATGTTCGCGGCGTTCCCCGTAACATGATCCGCCTTGTCCTTGATCCTCTTACCTACGGCAAAGCCAGAAACTACCTTGACAAGAGCACCAACAACGCCAACGTGGACACGGCCGCCGAAGACTTCGCTATCTTCCACGGTGTAAGGGTATATTCTTCTATCAATCTTCCTGTGACGTCCGAAGCGACTTCCGACAGCAAGACGAAGACCACTACGGTTCACGCTATCGCCATGATCGAAGGTGCTATCGCACAGCCGGCGGTTATCTATCCTTACAAGGAGCCTGAAAAGATTCCTCTTTCCAACGACTACGGCGTGTCTATGTTCTTCGACTACGGCAC